CGTGAGCGTTCCTGCGCTTGCTTCACTTCCAGGCTGGCCGCTATAAAGCGTAACAGTGCCAGCAGAACCGGCTCCCCATGCTGCCGTGCCGATCGTTCCAAGCATGCAACGCACGCCGGATGAGCCACGGTAAGCGTGCCCGCCCTGCAACGAACGAGGCGTGACACGCTGGCTCTCTACAAGACGCACCGTATGACCAATGCGCCCCGCACTTTCCTCGTCAAATCCGTAAATCGGCACAGCTACTCTCCAAGAACGAGATACTGCACGCCAATGTCGCTGGTGTAGTCTGTTGCCGTATATGCAATCATGCCAAGCGTGATCGACGGCGCAAGCCGCACAGGGCCAATCACATCGCCTCTCTGCAGCTGCGCAAACTCATGCAAATTTGTGCCATCGTAATGACCGATGGCGACATACGCGGTTCCAGCAGTGGCCGTCGATAGGCTGCGAAATGCAGCGTAGCCAGCAGTTTCCACATCGCCAAGAGACACGGTTTCTGTGCTAGTCCCAATCTTGACGACGCCACCTGAGCTAACAGCAGACGTTTGATCATATGTGCCGCTGCTGCTGTAGCTTTCGTACAGATTGCCGTTTTGCAGGCTCATCGACACCGAGACGCTAATTTCATCTGCCATCAGTACATCCTCAGATCAGAGAGCATATTGTTAAAATCTTTTGTCGGATAAGGCTGCCCGTAACACCGCGCAAGTTGATTCACGAAGACTTTGTCGGTTTCATTGCCTTCGTTTGCAGGAACAAAGACTGCTGCCTCGTCGCCAGAGCCATTTAGCGCTACAGGCTGGCTTACCGGGTTACCAAAATCATCAGTAATGGCAACACGCTTGCCATCAACAATCTTATTAAACCCCACATCGTAATACAAAAGACCCCATCCGCGCGGGTTGTATGTCAATTCAATGCCGGTCTTCCAAAGCATGGACTGATCATCAAAGTCAGCTGAAAACCCGGTCACCCGTAGCGTATACTGTGGCGCTCCAAGATATAGCTGAGAATTGCATCTATTAAGCCACAGCCAAACGCGATCAAGAGCAGGATCGGGATTAAACTCGTTTGTGTATTTAATAACTGCGAGCGAAGTTTCTTCTTCCAGCCCGTCTACAGGATCACCTGCAGAGTTGCAAAACGGCCTGCCGCTTGAGTCCGCAGCTGGCGTAGTAATCTGAGATGTACTGATGCTAATTCGCCGCCAAGTCTCAGACTGCAACTCCTTTGGCTGTTGGCTGCCACCGCCATCATTGTTTTCATAAGGGCTTAGACCTTCGTATACAAGCTCAATCTTGACTGCATTCTCTGTGCCGCCAAGCCATGAAAACTTTCTGCTTGCACATCGCGCTACAATGCCATCAAAATTGCGAAGAGAATTTATTTGATCAATTACCTCACCGCCAAGCCCAGGCCATGTGGCAGTGCTATTTCCAATATCTACGAAGGAGGGGTTAGGCGTGTCGCTCTTGGCTAGCAACGTGCGATTAATTGAAAATGTTGCACGATCATTGCCGCTTTTTGCTTCTTCAAAAGCATCTTCGTACAGCACCGTTACATCGTAAAAACCCATCAATCAAACCCCTATGCTTGCGCCAGCAATCTGACGGCCAACAACGCCGCCAAGCGCGTCAGGCAGATTGTCAATGCCGTTTGCCATGCGGTTGGTATTGTCCGCAATCTGGCGATCGGTATTTGCAGCAGTTCTCGGATCAAACCCGCGAAGAATGGCATTCCGAAATTGCTCGCCAGCAGCAGAATTAACGAGTATCCCCTTAAGTTCTTTCGCCTGCTCAACAACTGCCGACAGAGATTTCGATTCTTGATTAATCCACTTAGCAAACTCTTGTCCCGCCACCCCAGCAATCGGAATCATATCCTTCAGAGGCGACTCAACATCTAACCGAAATTTTGCTTCGTCAAAACGCTTAAACGGAGCTTCTATGTCCTTAAACCCATCCTCAAAAGCTTTTGCTGCCTTTTCTCCAAGGATAGCAGCGTTTTTCTTGCCTTGTTCTGCAACGTCTTTAAATGGATCACTAATTCGCTTTGCAAAATCAGCGCCTTTGTTGGGGTCAGTCTTCGCAAGCTGAACCTGCAAAGCCTCTATTAAACCAGCAGTCCTTTGAACGCCTTGCGCAAACTCCTTTGAGCCAAACCATGCAGAAATCTTAGAAATCCCAAGCAACGCAATGCGCACAGGTTCTAAAAGACCGCTAAGAATCTGACCGCTCACCCACTCCAGAACAAAAGGGATACCTCCAATGACGTTTTCCGCAAACCCGCCAATATACTCGTAAATAGCAGCACCAGTAGACGCAACACCCTCTCCAAATTTTAAAAACGCTCCCCATAACACGCGAACTGAGCCCCGCAGCGCCATGACAGCGCCGCCAATTAGACGCAACGAGCCAGCAAAGATTTCAGATTCGTTTCCCGCAATCCCTATTGAAATGGCAAGCTCAGAAAGCACCGATTGCGCAACTACACCAAAAGCCCTTATGCTTGTTACGCCGTCGTTAAACGCTGCCACAACAGCCCTGAATGTAGGCTCAAGCTTCTCGCCAATCTCTGTGATTAAGTCGCGGATATTCGATCTGGCAACACGCTGCTGGTTGGAAAGCGTACCAATAGTGTCTGTAAAGTCGCCTGTCTGCATGCTTGCTTGCTTAACAATAGACGCATACGCAGCCATCATTTTTTGCGTTGGCGTAAGGACACGCTTCACAGTGTCCGTAAGGCCCATGTTAAACGCTTCCTGACGAAGCGCTGCATCATTAAGCATGATGCCCATGCGGCGTATTGGCTCAATCTCGCCAACAAGCGCTGACCGCATAGCCCGCAAAGCATCGTCAATTCTGACTTCATTAAACGAAGCCATGTCAGCACTTAAGCTGACAAGCGACATGGACATTTCCGCAGCCGCAGCATCAGTCGCGCCAACATTTTTAAACAAAGTGCCAAAGGTTCCAGCTGCCTGCAAAGCCTGCGTGTCCGCATACCCAATGGCATTTGCGCTTTTTGCGAACTGCTGCACAGCCTTAGCCGAATCACCAAACACTTTCTCCACGCGGTTCTGCTGCTCAATAAATGAGGCGTAGGACTGAACAGCTGAGTTCACCAACCTAAACAAACGGCTGATAGCCGACCACGCAAGTTTGACAGCTTGCGTTAAAGCTAGAAACCCGACAGCAAGTGGTAGCCTTGATGGAAGCTTCCCGACAGAAGAGCCAATTCCACCTAAAATTCTTGGCATGCGCGCAGCTACGCCACCAAACCTAGACAGCAAATTGCGCGCACGGGTCAGACCTTTGGCAAGCCCCCCAGTGTTTGCTGTGATGGCAACGCTGACTTTGCTAAAGTTAAACCCGGCCATTAGCCCATCCTTGGTATTCCCATCAGCGCTTCATGTATCTGCTGCGGAGTTTGCGGTCGAGCTTCTACAGGCATGAAGTCTTGCGGCTTCCTCTGCGGCTGCGATTTGCCTCGATGAGCATTATAGAACTGGCAGGTTTGCACAGCATGCCTTAGCCATTCATCCCCAAATGGCTCAAGCCGGTAAAACGCAAGCCATTCGTAGAGAAGATCAACCGACATACTCTCCGCAAGACTGTCAACGTCCCAGATGCCAAGAGACAAGGCCAGCCGAAACAGGAATTGTCTGATCGGCTGGCGCTCTAGTTTTTTACTGTTTCCTCCACTGCATCGACGTTAATGCCATTGATTGCAAACCCCTTGTCAACAATCTTCTGCACAACATCAGTATCAAGTTCTCCAAGCCACTCAGCGTCTGCTTCTTCAAACAAAAGCTTGCCGGTTTCATCAACGCAAACCAGAGTGAGAAACCGAGCGCGAATGTTGTCCAGATTGACTGAACCAGCGTTGCCGCCAGTGACCATCTGCTCAAACTTATCCCGCCCAGCAGCACTTAGCTTGCTGATGTAAATCGGATCGTCTCCCAACTCGGGAACCGAAAGCGGCTCGCGTGGCATCACGCCACGCTTTGCCTTGATCTGATCTCTTGTCAATGCCATTGCGCGCCCTCCAAGACTTAACCAATATTACCGGACAGCTTTACGGTGGCCGTCGCGGTCATCAACTCTTCCTTAGTTGCGGTCACTTCAAATCCAGTCAGATAGCCATACGCGCTCCAGGCCGTAGTGGCAGTCCCACCGTTCGGATAAGTGATCGTTAGCGCCTGCGCAGTGCTATCATTTGTCATTGCGCCCACGATTGTTGTGCGCAATGACGGGTCGAAATGCACCTCGCAGGACACTTCACCTGGGTCATACATGCTAGAGCCCAGGAAGTCTTTCCCGCCTGAAGTGCCGAGATGCGAAGCATCAACGGTATTGCGGGTCATGCCAGAATGCGAAATGCTCGCAAGCTTCAGCGATGTAAAGACAGAGCCAAACGATACGGTAGCACCATCTGCAATATCACGGGCCATATCACGCCTCCTTGCGTGCTAAGGTTCAATGTGAGTGACTTCTATCGTCAAATCAGTTCGGTATACAGGCAGCTGCTCTCCAGATGGCGGCGACTCAATAGTGTCGCTTTCACTGATAATCCGAGTCAAGCGCACCTGTGCTGTTTTCTTGTATTCTAGGTTTCGCCGGATCGCACGCGCAAGATTGCGGCTCTCCAGAAACGTCTCTGCCATTGCAGAAACTAGGTAGGTCGCGCGTGAATACGCGGCTGTGTTGTCCAGGCTAAGAAACCCGTTTCGACTGTTGTTTTCGCGGGAATAAACAACAGACGGCATTGCTCCACCCTGCGGCGATTGCGTGGCGTAAATGCGCCTCCCAACAAGCAAAGCCACTTCCGGCGCTGCGGAAAGCATGCCCACTAATTCTTCATCTATGTGAAGCATGAGAACCTCAAGCAGGGCTGCAGCTATCTACTGCGAGA